ATGCTGCAGCCGTTAAAACAGACCCTGTAGTAGTAATCTGAATATCACTATCTACCGAAACCACTGTTAAGTATTGTACTCCCATAGTCGCCGTCTCTACAGCTACTATATCACCCGCTACTATACCTAAAGTAGTAAATCGCTGTGCACTATCAAGAAGGCGTGTTGCTAAAGCCACGAATGATGTCGTTGTCCCAACCGTAATAATCTCTTTATATGCTAAGACTTTATTTACAAAGTAATAGTCACTTCCTGTCGTGGTGTCAGAGGGCATAAAGTATGACCCCGCTACATCGGTGTTTAAATTCAGCCCTCTAGTAACCGAAAATAAATCCATAGATTCCTCAATACCCTTAGCTAGGTCGGCAATACCTGACCCCGATTGGCGAGCATTCTCTTTATTTATCTGATAGTTGTACTGATAAAAATAACTCTCGAATATATCTAACTGTGCCTGCTTTGCAAATAGATTGAAATCAGAGGGAGATAGATACCCGTAGTTATTCTTATTCAGCACAGACAGAACAGTATTTCTAACTGTGTTAATCATTGCCTTGTTTTAGGCAAAGATACGGAAAAAAAAGAGGGGACGCTTTTACCGCCTAACCCCAAACACTATTAGTTGCCGTGATAGATGAGATGGGTAAGGGTAGACCTGCCTCCACTACTACTGCTGTTCCTTTTAAAGCCGATATCCATGCGTTTATAATTGCTTGGACTTGCGTACTGTCTGTAGCACCTCCGCCTGATGAACGCTCATCGAGGGTGTAGGTTAAAACATGCGGATTAGAATTACTATCATGTGAGATTATATTGGTATATATGATTATAGTAGTAGCGTCAGTTCTACGTACATCTTGGATACTATTTACAGGGATATAATATAAGCCCTGATTGTTGTCTCTTAATAGAAGAAGGGGATTCATGCCCACAAAGATAAACAAAAAAAAGAGGGGCATAAAGCCCCTCTCTTTCTTTTTCATCTTAATACTTATGATTCTATAACAGACTCTAGCATCTTTAAAGCTTCGATGCCATCATCGCTCTTTAAATACGAAGCAGTAGCCTGTGTAGCTTCTAGCCCAAATGGAACGGTAAGCATTTTCTTTTTATTATTAGCAGTACTAAACCACACCTCTGTACCTTGACGGCGAGTAGATAATAGCCCTTCATCGAAGAATCGTTGTACATTAGAATTATACTTCAACTCAGGGTCTTGGAGCATATTTAAAAATCCTGATGGGTCGTTCTTAGCGGCAACCAATACATCACGCTTCATCTCAGCGGTTGTGAGGGTGTCCGTATTGCGACCATACATAACACGACAAATATTCTCAAGCTGCTCTAAGGATAGCTGTCGAGCCTCTATAAGCGCATCGACCTCTACATTTAAACTTTCCATCTCTTTAGATGCATCTTTTTCTTTATTGACCTGCACGAAGTGCTTTCCATAAAGGGGGTGCAACTCTAAGAATTTTTGGAGAACTTGATTCGTTCTAGGCGCGAATAAGAAGCCATCATCGAAAATTATAGGCTCAACTATAGCGTTGCCATCCTGTTCGTCTTCAAAAGGAGATTTCTGATTTCGGGCATATCTCAATGCTCGATTCTCTCCGCGCTCTTCATCAAACCACAGTAGTGGTGAGCGACGGCTATTGCGTGTAGGCAGCATAAAGGAAAGGGGTGCTGCTCCCCTTGTAAGTTTGTATGTCTTATCGACATACTTGTCTTTTTTTTGATTCATGATTAGATATAATTTTATAAAAGAAATAAGGTAGGAGACGTGTCCTTGAGGACACGCCTCCCCTCCTTACCTATATTTTGTTACGCATTAAAGATAACAAAGTTGTTAGCTCCTAGAGTACATACTGCACGCTCAGAGAGGAAGTTCACCTGCATCTTATCGATGTCAGATGTTTGAGCCCCTCCTGCAGAACCTGTAATCCAAGACTTGTAACGACGGTCTTCAGTCTCAGACGCACGGTAACGTACATGTAAGAACGGACGCTTCGCGTTCTTTCCAAGGACTTGGTCGTATACAGTAGTTGAACCTGCAGGAACAAGAAGACCATTTACTGCACCGCTACCTACCGCTGCAGATAAGTCGCCACGCATAGTTGGGTCATTCAAGTATTTCCAATCAGTCTTGTAAAAGTCATATCCTCTACGGAAACCTGAGAAGCCAAGATTCAACGCCATCTCCTTATCATTATCGAATAATCCGAATGACGCACCTACTCCGGGGCCTGTCGACGCATATCCACCGCCAATAGCGCCAAGCATGTCGTCGATATCGAATCCGAAGTCACGGTTTACAAAGAGAACATTCTCTTCGATAGAACCTTGCTTATCGAGACGAGAGATAACTGTATCGAAATCTGCAAGGGTAGTAGGATTTCCTCCTGCCCATACATTTCCTCGACTGTTTACTACGTAGAAGATACCGTCTGAACCGTTAAGGTTACCGGCTGAACCTCCTGCTACTGTGCCTTGTAATAGGTCACCTGCACCGGAAGTTGCTTCCGCAGGAACAGCCTCAATCATAGCAGTCTCCAAGTAATCGTCGAAACGAAGACGTGTCTCATGCTCTGACTTAAGATACCATAGGTATCCTGCCGCACCGTTTTCAGTAGTTACTTCTACCCATCCAATCTGAGCCATATCAGAACCATTTACTTCGTAAGTGTCCTTTAGGATAATTGGCTTATTATCGAAAATCCAATCGTCAGCCTCTAAAGAGCCCGCCATTCCGGAAGTCCCTTTGTTGAACTCAGAACCGTAGATAAAGATAGTAACGTCCGAGTTAACTGCGCCTGTAGTAGCGCCCGCTGAACCTCCTGCTTCGTAGTAGTTAGCTTGGAAAGTCCCCGCTGCAGTATCTACTGCACTAACGATAGCTTTGTTAGAACCTGACCCATCATTCCAAACAACCATAATAGTTTGGTTGTTACGAAGAGCGATTCCACCGCCTGCGGCTGCTGTTGTTCCTGCAGGGGTGATGTCGTCATTCACTGTGAATACCTGAGTATCCTGTCCTGCTACCGCTACAACTGCACCTACTTGTACATATTTAGTATGAAGCCTTCCTTGCTCTGTCCACTTGATAAGGTCAGAGTTAGAGGGCATCTCTGCTCCCACCATACGGAGGAAAGAAGAGATAGTGCGATTTCCATAACGCTCGAATTCTTTCTCATAAGTATCAGGAAGATACTGATTCAAGAAATCAAAGTTATTGATATAGTTTGAAGATAAGGGTATTTGCTGCGCACTTGGTTGCAAATCCATACCTGCTGCTGTTAAAGCCATTTTTTTTAGTCTTAAAAGTTATTAATTACGACTCCGAATTTTTAATCCTCGACCTGAGTCAGGTGTCAAAGACTTTACTTGCATTCCTCCCTTGCTTGTGACCTCCGGCGCTTTACGCATAGACATATCTGTGTTTTTCATCTTGCGCATCGTGTCGTCAGCCTGCGTAGATTTACCTTGCTCATAGAAGAACTTGGCAAATTTTTCAGGATTCATAGCGATAGCCATCGACCTGTGGTATCCTACAGCATCATTAATTAATCCGTCATTATCAATAAACTTCTTTACGAAGTTGCTTGCATCCTGTTGGATTTTTTTCAATTCAACTGCATCACCCGGTGAAAAAGTAACCTTCTTATCTTCGTCAAGCGTGAACTCAAAACCTTTGAACTCACTTCCGAAAACTTCGTTAGTTTGTTTTTGAAACCATTCCTGCTTTCTTTTTAAACCTTCTTCGTAGTCCGATGTCTGTTTAACATATTGCCTATATGCTTCGAGGTTCTCAGAATCTTCCTTAGAAATAGAACTCCCACTTGACTCAAGGGGCATCCTGTATTTTTCTTTCTCAGACTCAAAGTAGTCCTTAGCTTTAGCAATAGCTTTTTTCTTTGAGAGCTTAGTTTTCTTGATAGTAGACTCGTCATCGAGGTCTTCATCATACGCATATGCTTCCATAAGCGTATCAATGTCCTCGGCATCAAGTCCCCTTTCCGTAGCAACTAAGTACTCTCTAAGTATTTTGTCGGGCTTCATCTCACTAAAGTCTTTGTTAAGACTTACGTAATCATTGATGCCACGACCTGTTTCTTTTTTATAGTTAAGATATGCAGCTACATCTTCAGGCAAATCTTCGGATTGCTCACGCTCCTCAAAGAGTTGGTCTACAGAGTCTATCTGCTTATCATACCTATTTTTAATATATGAAAGAACGTCTTCGTCAGAAAGTTCTGACTTAACTTCCGATTCAATAGTTTCTTCTTTAACTACCTCCTCTTCTTTGGGAGCAGAAGCTACCTCTAACTTAGAGGTGTCTATTCCTATATTCCCTTCAAGTTGCTCTTCATGTTTTTGAAGAAGCTCTTGTTCAATTTCTTGTTTCGATTTTTCCCCCGACCCGGAGACTTCGCGTACTTTAATTTCCATAGATTTAATTTTTACAAAAGTAATACATTTTATTTTATACTATCTTGGTGAGAACTCAGCTAGGTCAAACCCGTCTAAGCTATCTTCATTTGATTCGAAATTTTGTGGTGGTAAATTATTCTTACGTTGATTAATAAGTTTACTCTGTTCAGAATTCTGTTGACTTATGCGGTCAGACTTAGCCCCTTCACGTTCAATTTCTCTTTGCTGAAGAGAGCTTTCAGAAATATTACGTAGCTGTTGGTTATAATCAAACTCCTGCTGCATAAGCATTTGTTTTAATTTAGCTTCGTTATTCATCTTCTCAATTTCAAAGGCTACCTCCGCTTGTTTAACTTGCATCTTAGATTGTGTTTCCGCTTTAAGCTTCTCCATAGCTACACCTGCCGCCATCTGCTGTGACTTAAGCTGTCTCTCTGTTTCCATAGCTTGCTTTTGCAACATCATCTGCTCTTGCTTTTCTTCTTTCTGTGTTCGCTTAAGCTTGAGCAACTGATTGGCAAGCTTAAGGTTCTTAAGCTCACGTATATCAATAGCATCTTCAAGGTTTATGTCTCCTTTAGAAAGGGCCATTTGAATGTTTTGTTCAAGCTGCGCTTTCTGCTCTTCATCAGGAGCTACTTCAATAAAGATTCCAAAGTCATAGATATATAAATCGGAAATCTCTCTTAGGATACTTACGTTATACTTTCCAATCTGATTAATAAACTCATCAGTAAAGTCTGAATACTCTAAGATATCTGATATGCGATACGATAGTCCCTCTGCTAGAGTTCGGTACATATACAAACTTGCGTTTAGGATATGTCGCGTAGCAGTATTTGAATTTAATGCAGCTAACTTCTGAACTCCAACCAAAGCGTTAGGGTCAGGTGTAGAACCGTCTCTCGCTTCATTTAAGCCCGTTACAGACCTTATCATGTCTAAGTAATGATTATAGTTAGCTATAAGCATTTGTGTCTTAGAAGCACCTGAACTAGACGTAAGCTCTTGGATAGGAATACGAGCGTTATTAAACTCACCATCTTGCGTATAACTTCGGCCAATTACAGAACCTGTTTGGAAGTATAACCTTAAAGCGTCTTCAGGGTTATAAGCATTTCCCGTTCCAAGGTCTACATCGTTTAACCCGTCAGCATCTATATATACACCATCAGGTACAGTTCGTGCAATAACTTGTTGTAGCTTTAAGTGCGTCATCTGAATTAAATCAGCAAATGGAATCATCCTGCGCACTAAAGATTCAATAACTCCTTTATACATCCTAGGAGCTACAGCTACATAGTTAGGTATAGCGTGCTGACTAGCTGACTTAGGGCGAACCATATTCTTAGCCATCTCCCACTTAAGGACGTAGTTAGTTCCCATAACCATTACGCCATCATACCATACATCAATTTTCTTTTCTACCTTCTCATAATCTCCCTCCTCCATCATATCTGTTGGGGGATTAAACTCATCCGTTTTAGGAATCATTTTCATATTCCCATTGTCATTAACCTTCTTCTTATAAACTATAGAGTTGTTAGACTTATAGTTGAAATAAAGAAGAGTAACCGTATCACGATAGAAAATAGAGTTATCATAAAATTGAGCTACATTAAAGTAGTCATACCAACTTTGTCCACGCTTGGAAATTTCATCAAGGTCTTCTCTAGTTAGTGAAGGGTCGATTTTAAGGAGCTCATTTATATTTACCGTCTTTACTTCCCCCCAATAGAAACAATCTTTAAAGTGAGGGTCTTCGGTATAGCTATATATAACATT